CACAGATGCAATCAGCGTGCATGATGGCAATTTCGCCGAAACTGTGGACAGTCAGCTCAAGCGCGTTCTATTAGTGCCACAGGAAGACGGAACATTACAATTACCACCCAAATGCTCAGAGGGCATTTGGAGCAAGCTCGATGGATTTCGAATAAAAGTCATTGAATACGTCAAAAAGGTATTTCCTAACCTTCAACCACTCACTTTGCAGGAGGTTGTTTTGCAAACAGAGAGCCATAAACGAAAAAGAGCTGCGGCGGCTGTGGAGTCGTTGCAGACCAAGCCTGTTTGTAAGATGGATTCAAAGATCAAATTCTTCACAAAGCCAGAAAAGACCAACTTTACGAAGAAACCTAGTGCTGTACCAAGAGCGATACAGCCTCGGGATCCACGATATCAAGTGTGCTTAGCACAGTACCTAAAACACGTAGAACATTGTATATATGAGGCGATAGGCCATATATTCGGTGAGGTCACTGTGACTAAAGGTTTAAACGCGGAGCAGTTGGGTGCTCTCGTTGCACGGAAGTGGGAAAAATACAAACAACCTGTTGCTTTTGGATGGGATGCTAACAGATTTGATGAGCACGTGTCGGAGGAGGCATTGCGCGATGGAGAACACCCTTTGTACATCAATCTGTGGAGAGCTTTTGGAGCAGACATCACACAATTAAAGCAGTTGCTGAAGTGGCAACGACGCAATGAGGGCGTAGCTTACACAAAAGACGGGTATAAAGTCTCATACAAGGTGCGAGGAGGACGTATGAGCGGGGACATGAACACTGCCCTTGGCAATTGCTATCTCATGTGTGCTATGACACACGCAATTGTCACATCTCTAGGAGTTACAAAATTTGATTTACTCAACAACGGAGATGATTGTGTTCTCATACTAGAACGGGAGGATTCAGAAGTCGTTCACCGTACTATAGCCAGCGAGTTTGTGAAGTACGGATTTAGTATGAAGGTAGAACCAGTGGTGAACAAAATTGAGGAAGTGGTGTTTTGCCAGACGCAACCGGTTCGGACCGCGAGAGGATGGGTGATGGTCAGACAGATTCGGCCAGCACTTGAAAAGGACCTAACAATGATGACGACAACCATAAGTAGGAAATCATATGACTTGTGGAGAAACGCAGTAGGAGAGGGTGGACTATCATTGTGTGCGGGAGTGCCTATTATGCAAGCCTTTTATCAGTGGATGATGAAGGGTACGAGCACTAGAAAGAAGAACACCATGTTGGGTGGGCTTATAGGTTCAGGAT